CAGGTCCGGTTCCGAATCCTGAGATCGTGAAACTGAAAGAGCAGATCGTAAAACATCACATGCAGCTTAATGCCGCCACCGAGGGCATGAAGCAGGCGCATCTGCAAGGTTCTCTCGACCCGAGCGAGGTTCAGCAAGCCGCCCCCCAGATGAACCAGCTTGAGCAGCAGGAACAATTGATGGCCCAACATATCCAGCAGCTAGAAAAAGACTGGCCGGAAGTCAGTACTGTTCCTGTGCGTGAGGACAAATCAGAAAACCATGCCGTGGAAGCGTCTGCGGTCTATGACTGGATGAACGATCCCGAGGGGCGCAGGTACGAGCATGGCACGAACGAAGAACAGGAAATATTCAAGAATTTCTACCTACACTGGAAGAAGCACGTGGAAGTGGATGCCAAGCTCAATCCTCCGCAAAGCCAGCTTAAGAACACTGGCGAAAGCATCAGCGTGCCTGTTGACAAGATGCCGCCCGAAGTGGCGGTGCAAGCACTGGCAAAAGTCGGGATCAACGCCACCGCGGACATGTTCAAAGCCAAGACCGATGACGACACCAAGCAGACTATCAAACAGCGCACAGCGCCTAAGGTAATTTCCAAGCTGACGAGGAGTTAACATGGCTGACAAGCTCATAGCCCTCGTCGCAAGACACGGAGAAGTTCAGGCCAACAAGAAGCCCATCTTCCGAGGCCGTGTGGACGAGGATTTGGAGCCCGAGGGACTGGACGAAGCCAAAGATGCCGCCACTAAGCTCAAGAAACTCGTGCCCGGCGTCAAGCGCATCGTCAGCAGCCCGTTGAACCGTGCTCTGGAAACGGCTAAATGCTATGCCAAGGAATATGGGCTGGAAGTCGAGCAGGACGGAGCCCTGATGTCATTTGACACCGGGATTTTCACCGGGCTGGATAAAGACCTCTGCGAGGAAGCCTATCAGCTTTTCCTAGACAATTCTGATGTAGCAATCCCGAACGGGGAATCCGTTAACCACATTCATGAGCGGGTAGGGAAGTTCTTCAAGGGAGAGTTCCCGAAATCCGAGAAGGAACTTACGCTCTATATCGCCCACAGCAGCACGGCGGTGTGTCTCCACAACCTCATCTTGGGAAAATTCGACCTGAATCCCGGAACCGACGAAGTGGTAGCGCCGGGTGGGGTCGTAGGCGTCTACGCGGATGGCGACGGATACAAGATCAAAACACTGGTGGAAGAAGAAGAGCCCGCACCGCACGGTTCATAATTTTCGGACTTTCGGATGCACTAAACAGGAGACTCAGAATGCAGGCACCCTACGCCTACATGTATTTGCGGAAGGACGGCCGCCCCTGTTATGTTGGCAAGGGACACGGCGACCGTGCTTTTAATCACGGCAACCATCCAATCAAACCCCCCAAAGACCTTTCTAGGGTTATTCTATTATACCGCTCATCTGAATGTGAAGCTCTAGCAACAGAAATCGAACTCATTGCTAACTGGGGTCGTTTGGATAACAATACGGGCATCCTCAGGAACTTGACCGATGGCGGGGACAATCCTCCGTATCAAGGTGGTAAAAAGCACGGGAAACGCACATACTTCACCCCCGGCTTTTCTAATTGTAAACATTCCTCGGAAACACGAGCTAAGATTTCAGCTACGATGAAAGTTAAAGGCATAGTCCCGCCTAACAGGGCTAAGGAGCAATAAAATGGCAGAAATGCTAGATATAGACCCGACTTCCGTTCTGGAAGCTGGCGAAACCCCCGAAGAACCGATTGACAACACCATGGAAGAAACCCCAACGGATGAAGCTGAACCTGTTGAGGGTCAGGAGCCCGTGGAGGGCGAAGAAGCCGAACCCAAGGAAGGCGAGGAACCTAAGGAAGGCGAGGATAAGACCGCTTCCAAGGGCGATGATGATATCGACTTACGCAAGGCCGCCAAGGAAATTCGCGAAGCCCTGAACAAGTTCCGTGAGATCGATCCCAAAGGAGCAAAGGCATTGCGTTCCGCTTTGGGGCATGATCTTGCTTATCAGGAATCGTTCAAGACCCCGCAGGAAGCCCGTGTATTCAAGGCCGCCGTTGATGCTATCGGCGGAACAGAAGCCCTTGCCCAGATGAGCGAGCAAATCGCTTTCTCCCAAGAGACCGATGCGATGCTCGAATCCAACGATCCTAAGATTTTGGATCGCATCGCCGACGATTTCCCCGAGGCGTTGCCAAAGCTCGCTCCGCATTTCTTGGACAGGCTCAAGAAGCAGGATGCCGAAGCCTATTCCGCTGCATTGCAGCCGCATTTGATCAACAGCCTTGAAATAGCGCATGTCGGATCAGCATTGGATGAACTGGCGCTCGCCGTGCAGAACAACGACACGGAAAAAGTCAAGAAGCTCACTACCGATCTCAAGGCATGGTACGGTTGGCAAAAAGACCTTGCCGCAAAGACCCGCACCGAGGCCATGAACCCCGAGCGGGAGAAGATCGACGCCGAATGGCAGAAGATTAACGCCGAAAAGGACAACTCTTTCTGGAAGGAAGTCAACGCTGCTACTGGCTCCCACGGATCGCCGAAGCTTTGGAAGGCTGGCGAACCTTATATCCGCAACGTACCGCAAGCCCAGCAGAAGGCATTCTTCCAAGAGATCGTGAACGAAATCAAGAGCCGCATCACCGGGGACAAGACATACATGTCTCAGGAAAATGCCCTCATCAAGGCGAAGAATCGCGATCCGAACAAGATCGTCCAGTTTCGCAACGCCAAATTTGATTCCGTATATCAGGATGTGGTGGAGAAGACAGCCAAGGCTTTCGGGTACAAGATCGGCGCAAAGCCAGTTGCGGCTAAGCCCGCAGGCAAGCCGGGAACCGTCCCAGTGGTAACCGGAGCAGGCAGCAGCCCGATCAATCCGCTTTACGTCAAGGACAAGCCCCCGGTTACAGACCGCGACCTTACGATCAAGGGCACACTTGAATACCAGATTGCGGGCAAAGCCAAAATGAAGTCGGGTCCGTACAAGGGCAAATGGGTAAGCTGGCGCGGCAAGCCCGCTCAGGCATAACATGGCAAGCCCTCTTTCGTTCTACAAACTTACCAACCATGGTAAGGAGTCCCGTGACCGCATCTATGCGGGCGTGAAGGTGCTCACTGACCTAGTGTCTTCCACGCTCGGCCCCGGAGGCAGGTTCGTGTGCATCAAGCGCAGCGGGCATCCTTTGGAGGTGCCGTTTTTGACAAAGGACGGCAAGACCGTGGCGGAATCGGTGTTCCTCAAGGATGAGTTCGAGGACGCCGGAGCGCAGATGGTCAAGGACGTGAGCGTCCAGACCTGCAAGGAATCGGGCGACGGCACCACTACCGCAGCGGTAATCGCGGAATCCATATTCAAGCAAGGATTGGATGCCATAGAAGCCGGAGCCAATCCCGTCATGCTAAAAAAGGGCATGGACTCGGCGACGGAATCGGCATGCGACTTCCTAAGGAAGCTCGCCACGAAAGTGGAGGACGAAGATATCCGCAAAGTCGCCACCATCAGCGCCAACGGCGACGAATACATGGCGGATTTGGTGGCGACTGCCGTCATCAAGGCGGGCAAGACGGGAGCCGTCGAGCTAGATTACAGCAATACCACCGAAACCAAGATTCAAGTAGTGGACGGGTGCCAACTTAACTCCGGCTGGATTTCCCCCACCTTCGTTACCGACCCGAAGACCGGGGAAGCCCTGTTGTCAAACCCGTACATTCTGCTTTTTGACAAAAAGCTACAATCCATATCTGAAATGCTACAGCCCCAAAAGGGCGAGAAGCCTCTTTTGGAGCAGATCAGTGACCAGCAGCGTCCGCTGCTTATAATTGCCGAGGATATTCAGGGCGAGGCGCTTGCCACGCTGACATTCAACAAAGTTCGGGGAGTTTTGCAGTCTTGCGCCATCAGGACACCGGGATACAAGGAGGCGGGGCGTGAAATCCTTGAGGATATCGCCGCTCTCACCGGGGCAACCGTCATCAGCGACGATTTGGGGCTGAAATTGAGTTCCATTGGCTTCCAGCACCTCGGACAAGCCGGAACCGTCAAGGTGGGGCAATCATCCACGTCAATTTTGGACGGAAAGTCCGATTCCGGCCGCCTGAACGACCGCATCGAGGAAATCCAAGCCGCCCAAGCGCGGGAAACCGACCAGATGCAGATCGAAAGGCTGCAATTGAGGCTCAGCAGGCTGAGCGGGGGCGTTGTGGTCATAAGGATCGGCGGGTATACCACTTTGGAAGTAGAAGAGAAGAAATACCGAGCCGAGGATGCCATGCACGCCATTCGCGCCGCTTTGGAGATGGGAATCGTGCCGGGCGGCGGGATAGCTTTGGTAAGGGCAACTGGTTCTTTTATACCACTACAACAGTCTGCTGAAGACTATGCTAACAGGACTGATTTTGAGAAGGGACAAAGCATTGTCGGCCGGGCAATGCTTGAACCTGTAATGAAAATAGCATCAAACGCGGGGTTTAACCCTGAGGAAGTTTTGCTCAAAGTTCACTTCAAAGAAGGTTCCTACGGATTCAACGCCCTCACAGGAGAATATGGAGACCTCAAGGAGATGGGTATCATCGATCCCCTCAAGGTTGTTTTGAGCGCCTTCAGGAACGCCGAATCCATTGCCAGCAACATGCTTTTGGTTGAGGGAATGATTTTGCCAGTTAATGGGTAAGTAGACTATTCTACCTAAGGTAGGAGAGTATACAATGGCACCAAAAAAGGGGAGTACTCCTTGGAATAAAGGCCTTAAGACATCCGATGGAAGGGCGTATCGTTCAAAACGGTATCAGAACAACAAGCGAGCGATGGACGAGAAAAATCGTTTGTGGAAGTTGAACAACCCGGAAGCCTCCAAGAAAATAGCCCGTAAAGCTCAGAAAAAAGCCCACTTAAAGAAGGCATATAATCTCACCCCAAAGGAGCATTCTGCAAAATTGGCATCTCAGAGTAATTTGTGTGGTTTATGCAAACAGCCGTTTGTTGCCGATCCATACTTTGGTAGGCTTGCTCCAGTTTTAGACCACAACCACACCACCGGGAAATTACGTAGTTTTTTACACAACGGCTGCAATCGCGGACTGGGCTACTTCAACGAGAGTCCAGAGCTTCTTAGACGAGCCGCTGAATACCTTGAAGAGTCCGTTCCGCCGAACATCACTTAAAGTTTTTCAACTACGATATGCCTGTATTAGAAGCTGGACAATGGTGTCCCGACCGAAGAAGTCGTTAAACTAAAGACTCCCTCCTAGCTTCAAAATGAAATGGACTCAGCCGCCGCCAGCGGTCAATTGGCCAGCGAAACGCTGCTCAGGCGTGGACGCAGGTAGTAAATTTTTCATTTTGGAGAACCCAAACTATTATGGCTGCATTACTCGAAGCAAACGTCGAAGCCGTTGAAGTTGAAGCCTTTGCAAAGGAAATCCCCGATACAATCGGTCAGTTCCAAGGGCTCTATAACCTCTTCAAGGCCAACGCGACGTACATCCCAATCTCAAATACGACCCTCGCCGGATCGACGGCTCGCGGTTCATTCCGTGTTCCGTTCCGTGTTCAGCGTGGGGCACCCGGCGTTCAGGCATCTGGAGATCGCTCCAGCCTTGGGCCGGGCACTGGTTCCAACTGGCAGGGTTTCGTACTCTCGCCTGTGGGGACTTTCTCAGTCTGCGAAGTTAGCTGGCTCGCCAAGAAGTCGACAGAAGGCAAAAACAGGGCCTTATTTTCTGTTCAGGCCCAAGAGTTAAAGAACTCTTTGAAGTCCTTCCTCAACACCCTAGAGGGTCAGTTCAACTCTGACGGCTCGGGCGTGATCGACACGATCCCGACGACCGCCACCGTCCAACCGACTTATTCATCGGCTACCGTGCCGTCCTACATCAGCGGCTTGAACACCGTCGCTGGATTCGTGGATCAGCAACAGGTATTGTTCTACCCCAGCGTCGGCGGCACTGTCGCCAGTTCCACGCCTTCGGTCATTACATACGTTGATGTTGTCAGCCAAACGCTGTTCTTCAACGCAAGCTTGCCCGGAGCAGTTACCAACGGCTACCTCATCATGATCAACGGATCATCCGGTGCCGCAGGCAACTCGATCATGGGTATCAGGGCTTGGGATGTCAACGGCAACACGGGCACTTTGGCGGGCATCAACCGCGCCTTGTATCCGAGCCGTATTTCCACCCCGACGATCAACCTCAATGGCGGAGCGATCACTCCGGGCCTTGGGCTCCGTGCAGAAATCCTGCTCGGACGCGCCCTCGGTCAGGACGCCGAGTCCATTCAGGAATCCCAGTGGTACGGACCGCCCGAACAGGCATATGCCATCGGCAACCTCTTCTTCAACGTCAATCAGGCGTTCCAACGCCCCGGCGATGGGACAGACAAGCCGCTCGACATGGGCCGCAAGACCTTCCAAGACCAGTTCGCTGGTCGCAAATATAACGTCGGATACGCTGCACAGCCTAACCGCGTTGACCTGCTCCACTTCCCAAGCTGGTATCTCGGCGAGCTAGTGGCTCCCGAAATCTACAACTTCGGCGATGCCGGGACTGTGGTTCCGGTACCTGACACCAGTTCGGCGACGGGCACGTATTACACGTCGTTCATGTTCGCCTACTCTTCGTCCCTGAACATCGCATGCAGCGCACCGCGTATGCAGCTTTACATTCAGAACGCAGGCGTACCGACTGTCTAATAGGCCAATCGATCAACTTAGCTAGGGAAGCCCCGGATCACAAGTCCGGGGCTTCTTTTTTGACTACCGGATCATTGAATAGGCAGTACAGGAGACTCAGAATGCCAGACCTAAAAGTGGAGGACGCTCGTTCCTCCGTTCCCAAGCAATGCGAATTTGATCCCGAATGCCCCTTTGATCCTGAAAGCCACCATGGTTCAAGTTATAATTTGTACGAACCTTTCAAGCCCATCCTTGACCGTGTGCTCATCCGCCGTGTCGAGGACGAGCAGAAGACCAAGCTCGGCTTGCCAGACAAATTCCGCCAACAGACCAACAAAGGCGAGGTAGTCGCCATCGGCGACCTTGTGATCCTCGGGAACCACTATTTTCCGCTCAGGAATTTCGTGGATGTAGGCGACCGCGTTCTCTTCGGGGAATACAACGCCGAGAAATTTGTGAGGGACGGCGAGGAGCTTTACATCGTCCGAATCCAAGACATCAGGGGAGTGGAACATAAACTTGCCGCCCCCGGAGATCACGGTGAATTTAGGGACGGCAAGGCTTGGGCTTGCACCAACAAAGATTATCATCGTCAAGGTGAGGAATGCCAATATGAGTAGAAATCTCTATAACGAATTTTTCCGCCGACTCTCGCAGGAAGTTTTGCCTCCCGGCATCGACCTACTGTGCATCAATGGCGTGTGGCTGCATCCTCTGATCAAACTGGACGGCGGCTTCGACAACGCCAAGACCGTATTCGGACTGACCGTGCCTTCAGCCAATGGGCGCAGCTTGTATGCCCAAGTCAGCGACGCTGCGGAAAAAGCCCTGTTTGAAAATTCTTCCAAGACAGCCAACCTGCTCAAGACGGACCTAAGGGCAGCAGCGGGGTTGTGGGAAACCCATGCTGTGGATCATCTGCACGCCTTGGAGAAGATGGTGAAGCTGTGACTATTGTGGAGCGCAAGGAACGCCAGCAAAAAAGGCACTTAGCTTTCATCGCTAAACGTAAGAAGAAAGCCAAGTATCCCGGCTTAAGCGGCAACAGCCACCAGCGGCGGATTCAGAGACGTGCAAAATGTGGAAGCTAGGCCCGGAAGAGCGACTCGTCGCTCCAGAGGAGTTCCAGCAGCGCCTCACGGACGCTGGCGGAGTGAACCGCTACGACGAGCCGAATTTCAGGATCGCATGGGGCCAGACCGAAACCATCAGGACAGCCGGATGGGACGGCTACAAAGATACTTTGATCGCTTTCAACGATCCGTCTTGGCAGTTAATGCAATGGGTCGCTCCAGAATTGCTGGGCACTCCTGAGTCTTGGTACGTGACAAATCACGACGAAGCCACCGGGTTTTGCCTCATGGGAGAGTACCCGTACTCTGGGAATTACAAAATCCTGTTCAACCTGAGCCATCGCTACGTGGAGAACAACGAGATGAAGATTTTCCGATTTCCCCTGAGCGACAAGCTCCTGAGCGCCGTCGTTCCCCTCGTCATGCAGGCGAAAGACATCACCATCGAGCAGAACAAGGCGGCTTGGGAAGCGCAGGAATACCAGAAAGACTACGATCTGGAATTGATGGTCGAGAACATACGCAAGAGCAAGAAGCTTGCCTTCAAGGGCGGCTCTATAAGCTATGCGAACCAAGGGATCAGAACCTCGGTGATCGACCAGAAAACCCAGCAACTATCCTTGGGCTGGGCGGCAGCAGCCGCGAAGTTGAAGGCCCATGGTTTGGGCGCTCATCAGGGAGATTTGTGAACTACGGAACATTAAATAGACGAGCCTCAGGGCTCGATGGAGACTCAGATGCCACAACCAACAGGCAAAATCAAGGCGGATCGTCCCGATCTCGCCACAAACTATACCCGGAATGAAAACGCAGACCTTACCGACCTAAGCCACATAGACCCGAATCTTATCAGAGACCCTGACTACTGGGTTTATGTGTTCACCGTGGCGGATCGCGACTTTAACGTGGAGCGCCCCAGCATCAACGTGAAGATCAAGGTTCCAAAGTCGGAGGAATCGCTGCGCGATAAGGAAGCCTACCGCCTCGTGTGGAAGGTTCCCAGCCCCTATCCGCTGATTTATGCGGATCAGACCACGGGCGAGTTAAAGACGGCAAGCGCAGTAGCCGCCGAACACATCGCCATGGATATCTGCAACCCGAACCAGAAGAGCACCGACTTGGATGCCTACATTCCCCCCGAGGGAGAGGGCAACATCGGTCTGGGCGACGACCTGATCTCGAAGGGGCTTTTCTTCGTGCACCAGAAGCGTTGCAAGTTCGCAAAGGACGACACGGAAAAGAAGAAGCCCATTCCTCCGGCAACGGAAGTGGAAAAGGCTGTCGCCCGCAAGGAAAAATATTACAACGGGCTGCTGGACAAGTGCAAGAGCCTCGAATACAGCAGCCAGTCGGAGCTTGCCGATTTTGTCAAGGCGGAGCCGGATGTGCATCTCGCTTGCGAATACTTCGGCGTAGAGACGACTTTCCACCAAGCCCGCAGCCAGAAGCAAGTACCCGTCGAGTGCCCGATCTGCGGCACCGAAATGAAGCGCGGAGCGGCTTTCCACCCGCTGCCGGGTTCCAAGCTCGGCATCTGCGTGAACAACTGGGACAAAGCCATCGAAGCTGGCGTTATCAGCGAAGAGGACCGCCCGAAGAAGGCGGCCAAGAAAGTTCAAGAGCCAGTGGAAGCTTAATTTATGGTTGGGGTGCGTACATGAGGGATCATAACCCTCCCCCAGCCCTCAATCTTCGGTAGCGAAGGGGTCTCGCCTTCGGGCGGGTTTCTGAGCCCCCGCGCAAGCGTGGACTTCATAGCTACCGATGCCTTATTGGGGAGGGGAAATGTCGTCAAAGAATAAAGAGCATAGGCGATCCGCTCGCCTTAAATATCGTTTCGGCATTTCCTTAGATCGGTATAATGAGATGTGGAGGTTGCAGGCTGGTTTGTGCTTAGCCTGTAAAAGACCCTTAGGTGGTGAGCAGAGACAGCCCCCAGTAGACCACAACCATACCACAGGTGAAATTAGAGGAATTATTCATGGTAAATGTAACAGGGCCATGGGGCTTCTTGAAGATAACCCCCTCCTTCTTCGCTTAGCTGCGGAATACTTAGAAAAACGATTTTGAAGTCTTATATAGGGAGACTCAGACAGCCTGCGGGCGTGGGTCTCCCTTTGTTTTTGGAGACCATATGGGACAAGCGGTACAGAACGACCCCGGATACCCCAGCCTGATCGAAATCGTGAATTTGTGGCGTCAGAAAGTGAATGATCCCAAGGGCGAGATCATCCAGACTCCGCTCATCAACCAATCGACCGGGGCAGTCATAACTACGTCCGTGAGCGACGTGACCGACCCCGTGCAAGGCGAGATCGTTACCGGGGAAGTCACCATCTGCGCTACATGCTTGGCGTCCGCTGTGCGGACAGTCATCCGCAAGATGCGGAACATCAGCAGCCAGCAGGTTCTTTTCGACAATCTGTGTTTTTTCAACCTTCCGGTCATCAATTCTCCGACTTACGGATCGGGAGCCGCCGATTCCAGCGTCCAAGTCACCTTGGGCACGACCGGGTTCTTCGACGGCGTTTCCATGAACGGCAATTTTCTGCTTCCGGGCACGGTGATGAATATCACCGAAGTCTGGGAGCGGCTCAGCAATTCCAATGATTCCTTCCACAAGCTGAACAAGGCGGAGAACGGACTGAGCGGCGTGGGGCAGAGCGCCTTCAGCATGGGTAGCTGGGAAGTGCGGGGCAATATCCTCTACATGAATGGCTGTACGCAAAACCTTGACATCAGGCTGCGGGGCTGGATGAACATCCCGACCTTGGCCTTTTCGCAAAGCGTGGACTACACGCAGACCTACGTTCCGATTTTCGACAGCACGGATTGCGTAGCCGCCTACTGCGTTTTGTTCTACGACCAGCAACAAGGCAGCGGCTCTCCCGAATCCATGCAACAGGTCGAGCTTGACAAGGCTGCGACGGAAGACGCGCTGATGGATTTGCGGATCAACCAAGTCCGGGCGATGCAGGGCAAATCGTACAACCGCAAGGCATACGGCGGAGAGTCTCAGGATTGGAGCAATTTCGGGCAGTAACGGAGAAGAATTATGCCACTTTGGATAGATAATCGAACGGTACAGGATACTTTGGGACGTGCGGTTCCCAACGCTTCAGTATATTGGCTGGAGCAGCCTTTTAACGTTGCTGCTGTTCCGCCCAGCACGCTCGTTCCTGTTGCAACATCCAGCACGGGCATAATTTTGGTGGCTAACAACCCGCAGATCACCAACGGCTATGGGCAGGCGAGCGCCTACATGCTTGCCGGAATATACACTGTAGTCATCGTTTGGAGCGGGAAAATCCAGCAAGTGTACCCGGATCAGGTAGTTGGGTCATTAGCGGTACCCCTTTCGTTGTCCACCATCAACGTGCAGGATTATGGCGCTGAGGGCGGGGGCAAAGCCGCTATCAACAATTGCGTGGCAAACACGGGTTCCACGAGCATCACACTCTTCGGAACCGCTGGAGCGGGATCAACGTTCTCGGCAGATGATGCGGGCAAGACTATCATGATTATGAGCGGCGGCGTGGACGGCGCAAACCTCTACACCACCATCGATACGGTTATTTCTCCGACCAGCATCATCATCCACGACGCATGCTCCACCACGCCAGCTTCTCCGGGGCACGAGCGGGACTGCTACTGGTGGACGCCCGGCCAGAACGACACAGTGGGATTGCAGGCGGCGATCAATGCCGTAAATCCCGACGCAGAGCAAGTCTACGCTCCCGCTGGCGTCTACATCTATGACGACACCCTCACATCCGTGACCAATCTTAAGGCGTTTTACGGCGACGGGGCGGAATCCACGATCTTCGTGGCGGCTTCTCCGACAGCGGCCAAGCGGGGATTCTTCCGTGCAGAAGAGGGGCAGTTCTTTTTCCAGATGGACAAGATGAGGATCGTCGGGCCGTCGTTTGTACGCAACTCATTGATCACCGCCTACAGCGTCAGCGGCGGGACTTGCACGATGACATGCGCCAACAGCTTCTCCGCTGGCGATGTGGTGCTGATCCAGTTGTTCAGCACGCCTGCGGCGGCGTCCAATTTCAACAATCGCGTTTATACCATAGCGACCGCATCATCTTCGCAGTTCACGTTCAGCACCTCGCTGGGAAATATGAGCGGCACGGATAACGCCATGGTTCACTTGGATCAAAACGGTATCGCATTGGCCAACTTGGATTCCTTCGATTGGTTCACATCCCAGTCCGAACTCTTCATACAAGGCTTCGCAGGAAACGGACTCCAGCACCAGCAGCCTTTGTTTGCAAAGCGCAAGCAGCTTTATGTCACCAACTGCGGCGGCAACGGCATCAATATCTTCCAGCCTCCGACTCTTCCCGTGGGCGACGACGGGCCGTCCGACACCACGAGCCAGTATGATACTTGCTACTCCCTTGCCAACGACGGCGTGGGCTATTATCTGGGATTCTGCCAAGGCGACACATTCATCAGTTGTTACTCTGAGGGCAACAATGGGGCGTTCATCGCCGACTCGTGCCAAGCCCTGAGCTTCCAAGGCTGCCAGACCGAAGAGATCGTCAGCAAGAACGCAGCGTTGCCGGGTCACGTCTTCTGGTCGAGGTCGTCAGCTTCTCTTACCTTCCAGTCTTGTTTCTCCATTTTGTATGAGGACGCCACCGTGACGCAGAATGTGTTCCGTGTCGATGACACGGGCACATGGGCATTCGGCGGCCAAGAGGCTACGAACAACACATTCTCGAATTGCTTCTACATCCCATCAAGCACCGGAGGCGGACCTCCCCCTGTCCTGAACGCTGTTATCTACTTCGACACGGATACCTACTACAACTCGGTTCCGAACCTGACCGTGGCGGGCGGAGGCGTGATCAGCTTCCATGATCTCGGCGAGAACAACTCCATCATGTATGAGGGTCAGGAACTCACGAGTGGCCCGCTTCTTGTGCGCCTGACTGGGCCGCAAGCCACCGTGGAGCTTGTTACCAGCATTCCCGAAGGCGCTAACCTGAACCTGAAGCAAACTGGTGACACGGAGTCTCGTGTCCAAGCGACGGACATCGGTTTGTTTTTCGGCTCGGGCTCGGCTCCCGCCGATATCAACATTTTCCGGGACACCGGAGGCAACGGGCTATTCACTACCGCCCCCAGCACGATGGAAATCGGATACGGGGTCACAGGGGAAGCCGCTTCCCGCATCTCGTTCATCTTGGACAGTGCTTCCACGCAACAGATCGTTTTCGGGCCGGGCACAGGATTCCCAGATACCAGTATCATCAGGACAGGGGTGGGGGAACTCACTTTCCCGCAAAAGTTCTATGGGGGAATTTTCGCCCCGACTTTTGCGGGTGCTCTTGATTCCGGCTCAGTGTCTTTCGATGCCGGGTGGGGAGCGGGAGCGGCACTGAATTATATTACCGGATACAACACGGCTTTCGGACTGGCAATCAACACCTCGGGAACGCCTCTTGCGAATCCCACCGTTACAGTGACATTCGTGCCGCAAGCCGCGGCCGTTCCCACGCCTCCCGCCACGATCACTGCTATTGCACAAGGTGTTAGCACCGGAGGATTGACTGTCGTACTCACGGCCGCCAACACTTTTCATGCGGGGCAAAGCATCACGCTATCGGGGCTGACGCTCAATCCGGGCCTGAACGGTATGACGTTTCCTATCTTCAATGCCATCCCAGCGGATATCCTGTTCCTATACTCGCCGACGATCAGCAACGGAGTAGAGACTGGACTAGCTACGATTGCGGGAATCCCGGCATTCGATGTGCCGCCGCTTCCGGTCGTTACGAATTACGGCTTCGTGGACGGAGTGAATGGAGCAATGCCGTGGCAGATCACCGATCTTAGCGCCACATACATAACCCTGACATTCGTAGGCACGCCCGCAACAGGTCAGACTTACGGATTTTTCTGCCACATCGTTGCGGCGGACTAAAATCGACTACCCGGAGCTTAATTAGAATCCTTCGTAGCTTCGACCGCTGGGTCGATAGGATTATGCGGGGAGCATATGGGACATCAATTAGTAGGACGCAATTCGATACCGCTTGAGGGTTTCGGTGGGATCATCAGTATCGCCAACGCGGCAGACCTTCCGGAGAATGCATGTCCCCGGAATTGGGACGTGGACTTTACCATAGGGGGTTTCCAGCAGAGGGACGGACTGTATTCTGCCCTGACTTCGGGCTCTTTGTACGATTTCCTTTACGCCAAGACATTCCAGCAGCCCAGCGGCCAGATCAACACGATTGCCTTGAACCGCAATGGAGTCCTGTGGGCTGAGAACGTAAATTCTTCTCCCGGAACCCTTTCGAGCATTTTCGGCGGGATCAATATCGGCTCCTACATGAGCAGCAGCACGGACAACAACCGTGAGTACATGTGCTTCAGCCAGATTACCGACCCGAGTTCGCAGGGCGACATTCCCCGCCAGTGGGCGGGTTCGGGCGATACGAACTTCGACCGCATCTCGCAGGTTGCCCCCGGCATCAGCCCCTCGTTCAACTCCTCGCTGTCCGCAGGCTCGGCGGCCAACATCACCGCATGGTCGATTTCAGGAAACACAGTCACCTTTACGGCAAACAACAATTTCGTGGCTGGGGAGATCGTGACCATCAGTGGGCTGGTGACGGGCTCGTTCATGAACGGCAAGACATTCACCATCAGCGGCACGGGACTCAGCACGACCCAATTTGAGGTCGCCTTCGCACACGGCACCGCCAGCGCCTCGGAGACCGGGCTTGCCACTCCGCAATACAGCTATCCCCTGACTTCCATCATCCAGAATACAGCTAACCCCCTCGGGGCATGGAACAGCGGTTGCATGTGGTCGGACGGGCCGAACTCGTCCAACCCCGGCAATGTCATCACAATTTTCTATGCCGTGAACACCACATACCCGCTGGGCGATCAGATTCTAAACGCCGCATTCAACACAGGCAATCCCGTTTACGTATACATAAAAGGATCGCCATTCGGCAACGGGACGCAGCTTGTTATCAGCGTCGGTCAAGCGAAGCCTCCGGGCGCGGGATATGACAGATGGTATTTCACGTTCGCAGCCGATTCGTCCAACTTCCAGTATCAGTCCTCCGCTCCGGGCGCGTCGTACCAGATCACACAAGCCACGATCACGGCGGCGAGCCCGATCCCAAACCTCGGCGTCGGCAACCAAATACAAATCAGCGGAGCATCCGTGGCCGGATGGAACTCCACATGGACGATCACGCAGTCTTTGTCGGGATACACGCTGGCCATCAACAGCACCAGCATGACGAACTATGTGGGTAAGTACTACTTCAGTTATGTCAGTGGGGGCACGAACGGCGCTCCTCCCACGACCGGACAGCTTGCCGGGCAGCTTGTCACGGTGACGAACACGCTCAATGGCAACGGTGTCTTCAATGTCATCGACACCGCGATCATCACCAATGCGACGGACGGGGGCGGGCAATATTTCACTGTGGGAGGCTTCAACGTCGGTGCCGTGCCAAGCCAAGTCGAGACGGGTGCCACGGCAACCACCAGCGGCACTATCTTCCAGATCGATCCCGGTTTTCAAGACTTGGGCACGTCGATTGTGCCTATCTTTGGCAACTCCAGCGGCGGCTTTGCTACCCTTGTCGGAGGAAACTCGTCCCAGTTCCCGCTTACCGCTGGCACCCGCAATGGCGTTTGCTTGTACATCACCCGCAACGGAGCGGTCACCCCGGCGTCCATTCCCGTGACGTTCGTGACCACGGCGCAGTCCAATTTCATCTACGCCAACAACATCCCCATCGGGCCGCCGGATGTGATCGGGCGCATCATCGCCATCACCGAGGCGGGGGCGAACGGGCTTCCCGGCCAATACTACTACTACATCCCCGTGCCCGTGAAATCCGTGCTGAACAACGCCAGCGTGACGTACAGCAGCACCGTCGTGCAGGACAACACCACGACCTCGGCGAAGTTCACCTTCGACGACAATACCCTTTTGAGCGCCACTGAGATCGATATCACTGGGCTGAACTACTTCAGCATCGTGGAGCTTGGGAACTCTGCTTGGAACGTCGTATATGGAAATCGTGTCTTCTACGGCTTGGTGCAGAACAAGATTTACAACTTGATCAACATGAGCTTCGATGGGGGATACTCTCAGTCCGCCAATCCCCTGCCTGCGGGGTGGGGCATAGATGTGGGATCGAACCCGAGCGCGGGCAATCCTGCTGTCATAACGGCTTTTGCGATTTCAGGCGGCATTGCCACATTCCAATGCGCCAACAATTTCGACGCCGGGCAGCAGGTGCAGATCGACGGATTCTCCACCGGAACGTATCTTAACGGGATCATCTACACGGTGCTGGCGGCAGGATTGACTTCGACCCAGTTCGAGGCGAGCACAACCCATGGAAATGTGGGGATCACCGCCGATTCCGGCATCGCCACGCCGCTGAACATACCGGGCACCTTGCTCAATCCCACACAGTATTCCTACGGCAATTCCTACTATGTCCGGAACACCACGGGAACAACGCAGTCCGTCTTCGGCATGCTGACGCAATCGGCTTTCCAAGATTACTATGGCGTAAACATCCTCAACCCGCAGGTGACTTACGGCGTGCGGGTAACTTGCCGCTGTCCGGCAGGACAAGCATCGGGCAACCTGATCGTGGACCTGACGACCAACAACACCGCCACTTATGGGTTCAGCGGCTACGGCGTGACATACGGTGCAACCTACGAGGCATATGTCATCCCATTCAACAGCATGTCCCAGACGGAGTGGATCACTTTCCAAGGCGGACTGCTCACCGTGCCGTTCCAGAGCCGAGTGCCGTCTACGCTGCTCCTCAGGCTGTGGGCGCAGAATGTTCCTTATGGCGGCGACGTGGAAGTCAAGAAGGTCGAGGTCTATCCGCTGAGCCAACCGCTGGGCTTCCCGCAGGACGCCATCGGAGTCATCGGTAGCTATATCGGCAAGCCCGAGGCGTTCGACATCAACACAGGCGTGATCAGCCTGAGCCAAGGCAACCAGCAGCAATGCTACGGGGCGGTTGTATTCAACGGCATCCTGTTCTTCCTCAAGGAGGAAAGCATCGTCAGCACATCCCAGACCGCAGGGCAGGAACCGGGCAACTGGGCTGTCACTCCCGTCACGGACAAAGTAGGCGCTTGTGGTATTTACGCTTACGACAAATCCAAGGAATATGCCGTCATGGCTTGCCGGGCGGGGCTGTTCGTCTTCAACGGTGGCGAACCCGCTTGCATCAACTGGGAAATCCGCGACATCTGGAATGCTCTCAATTGGTCCGCTGGCAGGACGATCTGGGTAAAGAACGACGTGGTGAACCACAAGATTTACGTCGGAGTGCCGTTGCCTACGCCGAACAAGTGGCTTCCCAATGCCCCTGCGAATGCCGCTCCAGCCACGCCGAACGTGATCCTGATGTGCAACTATCTCGGCTTGGAAACCTTCAACGAGCTTGCCGGGGAAGCGGGCATGCATACGACGATGTTCGGCACATTGGCCGACATCGACATGCGCCGTAAGTGGACGATCTGGAACATTCCCTCGCCCAATGGGGCGTTCCTTGTGCGTCCGAACATCATCGACAAGCCGCTCTTCGTCTGCAACGGCAATCAGAGCGGAAAAATATACGGCCTCTCCTCTGCTCAACTGACAGACGACGGAGCATGGATCGACTGGGACTACTGCACCTACGGGTTCACCAATCCCGCCAAAGCCAAAGAGAATCCACTGCTCGGTTTCCACCGGAAGCGGTACACCAAGATGCAGGTGACAGCCTCCGGCAGTGGCAGCTTGAATATCGACCTGCTGATCGACGACATAGTAAATCCTCTGGATACTTTCAGCGTATGGAACAAGCCGAGTCTCAACGCAGCGGAACTCGATTACGTCCGCAACCTGAATATCGGGGGCAACCGCGCATTCGTGGAACTCAGTAGCGGCGGCTTGGGCACCACAGCAAACATCGCCCGTGTGATCTTGGTCGGTAACGCCGATCTGCACGCACCGATGCCCAGTATTCCGGGGAGGTAACATGGCACAAGGCAACGCTCAATTCGACGGCGGTCAGTTCATCACCGAGCTTCTTTCTGGAAAGGTGCACCCCGTCCATGTGGGGCAGTTCTTCCAGAAATTCATCGGCTTTGTGAATAACCTCGCCACGTCATCGGCGAACACGGGCTCTGGCGAGATCGAGCCTCCGCCTCCGATTGCGGGCATGAGCGTGAAGACTTCAGGAGAGATGGTGCATGTTGCGCACGATCATCCGGGAGCCATCCAGCGGGGTGGCCAGTACTTCACGGAAGTGGGAGTAAATGATCCGGGCTTCAACCAACCCCTAGTGGTAGACCATGGGGCCACTAGGACTTCCCACCCCTTTACCTTGCCAGCGAATGACGATAACGGCGTTCCCATAAACTATTATTTCCGCTCCTACGCCCAGTACCACGGAAGCAAGAGGTCGGAATACGCCTACCACGGATCGGCCAAGGCTCCCACGGCGGTAACTCTTACGGGATCGACCAACATGACTCCGCTGCCCAGTAAAGGTAGCGGCACCGCCTCCAACAGTGGGACGCAAGGCGGGCAGGGATTGGGGAATGAGCTTTTCCGCCCCACCACGGGACCAAAGCGGCAGGTAGGGCAGTAATGGTTGGAATACAGGAATCATCTGTAGGGATGGTCAGGAACTATCGGCCATCTGATTTCGAGTCCGTCAAAAGGATTCACGATCAGACCCAGATAGACTACCAGTTTCCAGACCTCAATTCTCCGCTTTTCGTTGTGACGAAAATCTACGAGGATTCGGAGGGGGTGATCCGTGCGGCAGGTGGGTTGTACGTGCAGCTTGAAGCCTACTTATGGCTGGACAAGTCCGGCTGGGCCAGTCCTCAGGAGAAGCTGGACGTGATAGAGGCTTTGCAAATGGCGGCTTTCACGGATCAAAAGATCGCCGGGATAGAATGCGCCGTGCTTTGGCTTCCTCCGGGCATGGAAAAATTCGGCGACAGGCTCATCAACGATCTTGGTTGGAGCCGTGACAGAGACGGCTGGATAAGTTTTTCAAGGAACATAAATGCTTAAGAGATATCTCAAAAATCCAACGTTGGACATGGAAACCCTTACATTGTCTGGCGAAGAAGTCTGGCTGGACGATTCGCAGGAAATGAAATTCGACCGTGCCGCAGTAGGCGCAGCCAAGTCCGCGGGGAAGACCGCAGAATCGGAAGCGTCCAAATACGGTACGCAAGCGACCGGAGAACGGGCTCCTCTTCAGGCGTATGATGTTCAGCAATTGACCCATCCCACGGGATTTGGGCAGCAAGGCGTAGGAGAAATGCTTACTGCCGCATTAGGCGGAGCGGGCGGAGCATCGGCCGCCATCGAAGGCGGAGAAAGCCTCGCCGCCAAGCGCGGCACAACCGGGGAAAACACAGCCATGCTGGATGAGGTAGCACGCCAGCGCCTCAAGGCCGGAGCGAGTGCATCGGAAGGCATCGCCGCTGAAAATGTAAAGGCAAAGCTCGATCAGCAAAAAGCGGCGGCAGACGACCTGTCGCGTCGCTACGGGATCGACGTAAGCGCACAGCTTGGTCAAGAAAAAGCCCAAACCGAAGATATAAACGCGCAGGTCGAAGCCGGAAAAAGTGGGTGGTTTCAAAATTTGATGCAGGGCATTCAGACTGGAACACAAGTCGCTACATCATTGTTTGCCCCCGGTGGCGGCGGGGGTATGTTGAGGAGCTAAGATGGGTAATTTTACAAATGGCGGTGGCGTGCTTGGCGCTGTCCCCGGCATGGCTGGCTTGGCTCTACGTCCTTTGCTTGACGAAGACCAATACGGTGAGCAGCATCAGAATCTCCTCGATGACCAGCGCAGATTGGACTACCTCAAGCAGCAAGGCCTGATCACTCCCGAGCAGCATGCTCAGGAGCACGCCCATCTTGCCGATGAGCACCAGAAGCTCTTAAACACTTCTCCCCGGCCCATAACGCCAAAGCCCGGTGGGGGCGATACTGGCGAGCCTCCTGTCTTGGGAAGGGTCGGCGACGAGCACCAGCTTGCGCCGCTGGGACAGCCTACACCCGCTCCCGCAATGCCAATCGAATCACGTAAGCAGATCAGCGGGGAATACCAGACCGATCTGAACAAGCAATATCAAGACCTCTACGCCAAGCAAACCACGATGAGCCCCAACGAATTTTTGGCTCAAAAAGGGGTCATAGATGAAAGAGCGGCGGAGTTGGCTAGGCACCCGGAGCATGTGATTGCCAACTTACCGGAGCGCGGAGTGCTCGGCAAAATAGGGCACGCTTTCGCAGCGCCATTCGAGCAGATGAAATATGCCGACAGGGAAAGGGGCGCTCTGGGAGAAATCTCCGAAGCCACGAAAGGCATCACCGAAGAGGCTGCTGCCAAGAAAGCCGGGGAGCCGGAGAAGGGTACCAAGGACTGGGGCGAAATTTCTGGCGGAGCCATCGACCCCAAGCATCCCGAGTTGGGCGTGCAGCCAGCTTTCTACAGCAAGGAAGACCCATCGCAAGGTATAGTTTTCGGCAACGTTCCTGCGGGCAAGAAAGCCCAAGAACCAATGCCCGGCAGCCAAGATGCCGTGGTCAAATCTCTCGTGGGTCAGCCGGACCCCAAACATCCGGGTCAGGTTTTCACCCTCGATACCGCCTTCGCCCATGTCAAGGAGGAGACTACAAAGCCCGCTGCGGAAAAGAATCCAATGTCGGGTCTAGATGCCAAGGGAAAGCCTATCTATGGGTATCCTCAGAAAGGCGGAGTATTTTCAACCGATCCTGAGGGAAATAATCCCATTGATGGTTTTAAGCCAGCACCCACCTATGCTTCAATGGTTCCGGAAAGACTTGCTACACAAACGAAGACTTTGTTCGGACCTGACGGGAAGCCACACGACTACAGTTGGAACAACGCTTCCGCCAAATACGATATCGACCAAGGGCTCAGCACTGCTGGTGTTGCTGGCGGTCGTGAGGCTCAAGCAAATGTCATTGCTGTGGCAGGGGCGAATCTCATACACGACATCGAAACATCCAAGGAAGATTTGGGAACTCTCACAGCTTGGTATAAGTCTCACACCTTGAATGTGCCTTATGTCGGCGATCCCAAGCTTGCCGAAGTGGACGCCGAGCTTCGCTCGTTTGCAGCGTTGCAGCCTGCGATGCACGGATTCCGCAGCACATCAGCTTTGGAGACATTCGAGAAGATCATCGGAGGCCTTGCCAAAAATCCCGAAGCCACAATCGGCTCCATCAGAGGCATCCTCAAGACCGCTGGGGCGGTGGGCACTTTGCCCGAAACTGGAGAAGAAAAGAAGACCGACGAATCCGATCCCTATGCCAAGTTCAAGAGGAAAGAACAATAAATGGGGACTCTAAACAATGCGCTCGGCTACATTCTAGGCAGGGGGCCGACTCCTCCAACGCCGGAAGCCCCGAAGCCTACCCAAACAATGGTACACCCTGAGACGGGAGACGTATACGACATTCCCGTGGAGCATGTGAACGATGCCCAGAAACGCGGGCTGAAGCCCGGTGTCGATATGCTCAGCCCCAAGGGGGAGCCCTACACTATTCCCGCCGATCAGGCGGAAGAAGCTCAGAAAAAGCACGGCTTCCAGAAAAAAGTCCCGGCGAATACGCCTGCCTATGATGTCAGTGCTTCTGGAGCAGGGCGTGATTTCAGCAGAGGCGAATACCTGATGAAGCAGCCGGGAGAATCGGATGCGGAGTTTATGGCAAGAGCCACCCAAGCCGGGAGGAGTGTGACTCCTGAACAGATAAAGACTGAGCATAAGCACGATATCAAGATGCTGCCTTATGCTCTTGCGGCTGGCCCGGCAATGGCGGTAGGGCAGACCATGCTTTCCATCATGGGGGCGGAAGCCGTCGCTAATCCGCTCGGCATGTTGGGGGTGCTGGGCAAGAGCTATCTTGGAGCCAAGGTGGGAGAGTATGCGGGTGGTGACATCGGCGGATTGGGGGGCAGCCTTCTGGGCAACGAGGAAAAGGGACGGAAGATCGGAAGAACCGCAGGAGGCTTAATTGGCGGTTTGTATGGTGGTGTTGGTGGCAAAGTTCCCAAGATTCCCACACTTAAGGGGCTGGCGGAAAGCCTACTTGCATCAGGAGAAAAAGAAGAGGCGGCTGGGGTGCTGGGTAAGGTATCGGAAGAGATTCCTGTGGGCAAAAGCACGCCGTTTGAGGCTCCAAAGCCTTCCCCGCTGGGTTCCGTTTCTGCTAAACCCCTGCCAGTAAAGGAGCGCATCCCCGTTTGGAAACAATTTGACACCACGACCCGCGAAGCCATGCCTCCAAGAGGGCTTTCCACAGAAGAATCCGCTACCGTACCTAAGGGAGGTCCATTGAAGGCTATTGAAACTGAGATCGGCAAGCAAGCCGGGGTTCCGCAATTGAAGCCCGATGTGCCCCTCGGAGAACAATTAGGTAAGCCTTTGGGAGAAGTTGGGAAACCGAGCGAACTTAGTATTAGGCGTCCGGACTTGACTAAGGTTGAGCGCCAGTTCGCCCACACCAATTCCGAAGAAGCCTTGGATGCTGCCAAGGGGGACAAGGAACTCATGAATCAAATTCAGAAGCTTGGTAACGATGATGTTGCCAAGGCGGCGAACAGACTCAAGATTGATACCGGAGGAGCCAAGCTCAAAGACTTGAGGGAAGAGACCATCAGGCGTGCTTTGAAAGCGGGTCATAGCCTGAAGGATATTGTGGAGAACGCCTACTAGCGGGCGCACCATGCCTTGAACTTTTGCGTCCATTTAGGCTCTGTGGGACGCCAAGCGCAAAGCAGGACGAAAAGGATTAGGGCAGCAAGGATTTCAAGCATAAAGCCTCCTAGCGCGTGACGATGAACAAGCAGCCGCCCATGAGCAGCGCCAAACCCAGCACGACGGCGAAGAACGCTTTTATCGAGAACGAAGCGAATTTTAAGTAAGCAAAGAGCATAAAGCCTCCTACCCTAAGATACTCGGTAGCGGGCGGATGTCAAGAGAAAAGATGAATTTCAGTTCCTTAGACAGGAGAATACAATGCCAGCATTTTTGACCCTTCCAGCAAGCCTCGCCAACCGTCCGCTTTTGGTACCCGGCAGGCCGCAATACCTCTTTGGAACGTATAGTGCCACGACCAGCCCGACACTCGCCAACATTACGAATATCAGCGCCTCGGTGAATACCGTGACGATCACGGTGGGGCTGACAGCGGGAGTCCCGCCAACAACTGCCCAGCTTATCACCGTGCAAGGCGCGAGCAATTCCAGCATCAATGCTGTCGGCGCTACTGTCACGGGCGTCTCGGGATTCACAACGGGCGATCTGAGCACAGGCACAATAGCCTACACCGTGAATGCCGTGGGCACAATCGCCAGCGCAGCGGGGGCGGGTACCGTGGTTCTCCCGGTCGCCGAAACGGCGGATGCCCTGACATCCAGTTTGATTTCTTTGCAGGTTACCGTGCCTTTTAATGATCCACGGATCGATCAGGCACGCACAGTTACCGCGCAGGTCAGCTTCCCCAGCCTCCCGACTTCAGTCGTAGTCACACTTCAAGATTCGGACGACGACCAGACGTATTACGATGTCGCCACCGTGGCTTCTGTCGCCGCTGGCGTCCAGACGGGCGGCTTCCTGCAAGTCCAGAACAGCAGCGCGAGGTTCTACCGCCTCAGTTGCGGCACCGTGGTCGGCGGGTCGAGCCCGACGATTATCGGCAAGGTAAGCGCCTAAGGAGCTTAGATGAGCCAGCAAACATCTCTTGTACTCGGATCGGTCATCAGCTTTCCTGAGCAGCCCGCTCCGGCGACGCCACCTTCCGGCACAATCTTACTTTATGCGGATTCCACGACGGGCGAACTCACTGCCTTGACTTCTTCAGGCTCCGCCCCCATCGGCGGAGGCACCGTCGGCCCCGGAGTATCGGGGCAGTTGGCTGTTTACTCGGGCACCACTTCGGTTGCCGGATCGAGTGTCAGCGGCGATCTCACCGCCACAGACGCGGATTTCACCGTTGCCAAGCTCCAAAGCATTCCGCTCGTTTATGCCCCGGTACCCTCTGCCGGGCAAGCTCTGATTTACGACGGCGTTAATTGGACGCCCGTGTTTGGACCGGGCGGAACGAACCAAATTCTGTATTTCAACAACACAGCCACCTTCTCGCACAAGACGTGGGCAACTACCGTGGACACAAGCGTGGAGCACAGCACGGCGTCAGCGATCACCGTGGGCACCTCTCCGTTCACTCTGGAGTCGTTCTATACAGTCGGCGGGTACCCAGACCTGACGCTTGTCCCGGCAGGCAATTGGCAGTGGGATGTTTATATGCAAGTAAACATCGCTACTGGAACCACAACCGCTTACGCTCAGGTCTTAAAGCGTTCCTCTGGCGGCGTTGAGACACCGCTATTCGACACTTCCGGTTCACCAATTACAATCTCCCAGAACGGGACGGGCGTGAATCTGTACACATTTGAAAGTGTGCAACCCGGCATCACTATCCTCGCTAACGATACTTTGGTTTGCAAAATCGTGGTCACAGTCAGCGCCAACTGCACAGTGACCATCTATTACGACGGCACCAATCATTACAGCCATTGTCACACGCCAATTGGAGCAAACGCGGGTGTGCCAGTGTCCAGTGTTTTTGGGCGTGTAGGCGCTGTCGTCGCTACGACCGCAGATTATACCGTGGCACAGGTTACGGGTGCAGCGCCCTCCGCATCCCCAACTTTCACGGGAGTAGTGGAAATAGCCAGTGGCACCGCCGCTGCGCCATCTCTCAGCTTCTCTTCCGCCACGACCACTGGTTTGTACTTGGAGTCCAGCGTCGGCTCACCCCCAGCAGCAGGAATAGGCATCTCAGTCGCGGGAGTCTTGGCAGCTTCGGTCTTGGATGACGGCATCCAGATTCCATCGACCAGCGTCTACATGCTGGGCACCGACACGGGCATCAGCAGGGATTCTACTGGCGTGGTCGATATCGGCAACAATATTCAAGGCAACAAATCTGGCACCGTGAACGCCACGACCGCCAACTTCACGGGCACTACGACTGTCGGAACCCTTGCGGCGACTACCATTAACGGAGCAGCGTTGAGCGGAAGCTTCACTGGCACCGCTGCGGTCACTGTGGCTTCCTTGGCCGTGACCACGGCGGGGAATACAAGTTCTGTAGTTGTGACGGGAAACGGTACCCCAACCACGCCCGTCGTGCGGATCATCAACAACATCACATCAGGAGCTTATCCGGCGTTGTATGTTGCCGACTTAGACAATTATGCTTATAGCGCGGTTGGGGGATTGGTGAAACTGGAACTTATTAATGGTGGCGACACTGCTCCGGTTCTCCTCATAGCCAACGCTGGCAGCGGAAACGACATCACAGGCACAAGTTGGTCGGTCAAGTCCGGTGTGTTCACCGTAAGCTCCAGCGCGGGCATCACGCAGACCGCCCTCACGCCGACATCCATCGCCACAAAGGGTGGCATTGTCACGACTTTCAGCGGGACATCGGACGAGCGGTTGAAGGAAACGAAGCCCTATGCAGGCGGCTTGGACAAAATACTCGCCATCAATCCCGTCAGCTACACTTGGAACAAGGCCGGACAGAAGCATACAGGATTCCCCGATGGACAGGTTTTCGTCGGCTTCACCGCACAGGACGTACAGAAAGCGATACCTGAAGCTGTCACTGGCACGGAAGGGGAAGGATATCTTTCTTTCGACGACCGTCCAATCATTGCCGCCTTGGTTAACGCGGTAAAACAACTCAAGGCTGAGATCGAAGTCCTGAAACAGGGCAGGGTGTAAAGGTGATCAGACTCTATGCCACTCTACAGCAACTCAACCACCTGTCGCATGATGATATTGTCACGCTTCTGCACTGGGCGGTCCTGTGTGTCACAACCCTTCTTTCGATCCTTATCGGTCTAGGAACGTGGGTTATGCGCAAGGCTTTCAAAATCGCCGCTGACAAAACCGCTGATGCTCTCCAGAAGCTAGACAAGATCGAGCAAGCAACCGTTGTTCAGGCGACTAACCACTTGGAGCATATCGAAACGGAATCGGTCAAGACCAACGACATCCTTGGGCGCATGGAGATCAGCCAAGCCGAGATGAGCGGCAAAATCAGCACCCTCTGCGACATCATGGCCAGCAAATCCTGACTACGGCAGTCATAGGTAGATGGGGTGGGGCGCAAGCCCTTGGGCGAGGAGCCGACGCCCCGGATCAAATCCTGAGGAAGGTACCCTGTGTTCCCTCCCAGACAAATTAGGAGCCATTATGGCTAACTCAAAAGCAACGATCAAATTATTTGCATGGCCGCAGGGCGTGGACAACACCCAGCGGAACATCATCCTGAGGGGAACCATCAGTATCGGCCCTACGGGGACTGCGAACATCTATCCTGCTGGTGGATTCCCGCTGGATTGGACATCCGTACAGAGCGGAGCCGGATACTCGGCGTCCACGGGACTCGTGGGCAACGCAGTCATACCCAGTTCCTATACCGGAACAGCAAAGGATAGCGTACTCGGCGATGTTGTGTTGCTTCCTACGGAAGTCGATGTCTGGTCGGCGGCTAACCCTCCGAGCGGCTACACCTACGTGGTTGACCGCAGCGTCGGCAAGCTGCACGTGCTTGTCCCGTCAAACGGCGCGTCGGGTGCATCAGGTCCGATGGTCGAGTTCGGCGGAGTCGTGCCCGTGGCGATGCAGAACGACACGATCCAGTTCACGGCTGTGCTTCCTCTGAACGTTTAATGTAATAGTGGGATTTGGCAGCGATAGGAGCGTTTGGATTCTGCTTGTGAAAGCAGCCGACGCACACCATCGCTGCTTTTTTGTTCGTGCTTACCAATGCCCTGCCGCAGGAACGGCATTCCCCTACAGCGGGCGGCTCGCTTCCGGCCATCAACTGCCTCAGGATTTCCGGGTTCTCTATAGCCATCTTCACAACCAGCACTTGTTTCCTTAATTCCGCTTGCGGCATCTTGCCATGAGGCATGTGGTACCCAGTCCAGCCCAGATGAAGAGCCCTTGGCTTGCGTGGCCATGCGAACCTCTCCCCAGCCGAGTTCGCTATTCTCAGTATCAGCCCGTCCTGCTCGTAATGCATGGTTCCGACTTGCGGGTCTCGGGGAAAAGTCTCGTCCACATACTTTTTCATATTGACGTAGTAGTTGTGCTGTGCGTGCACTGTGATCCGCTCTAAGCTGCGGCGGGGAATAGCCGAGCATACGGACAAATACCAGTTAAGCAGCACATCCGGCCCTTCCTCGTCCGGCATATCCGGACTATACATCCAGCCGCTCGCTGCGAACGGCGCACCCATCCACGGTTTGGGATTGTCCAGTGCATTCCTAGCCCATCCGAAGAACGTGGGATCAACAATACAATCGTCCTCAACCACGAACACCCGGTCGTATCCCGCTTCGCAGCAATAGCGCAGTCCTTCCATCATGTTGAAGCTATTTCCGTGGTAAGTGTGCTTCGTCACGAATCGTTGCTCCGCCCTGAACCTGTTGCAAACTTCCAGTTCCTCGGTGCCCCTGTCGGGCTGCACGATGATCTGGATATCGGGCTCCGCCTTGCGGATAGCCTCAAGGCAGCACCACAGGAATGCGCTCCGATGATAGGTTGGGACGAAAACTACTTCCCTTTGCATTGCACCCAATGGTACCTCCCGATCCATTCCGCGGATTCGGCGTCATTGCCGTTGACAGGTCCGCTGACATCGTACACCGATTCCAGCTTGTCGATAAGCTTCTTGTACAGCACGCCATCGGCCCAGCCGTTGTGGAGTTCCACCTGCATATACTTTACTTGATTCCGCAGGGTTTCAATCGGAACCGCCAGCAGCGTCTCGAACTCCGCTCCTTCAATGTCGAACTTAACGCAGTTCCAGACCGTGGTTCCGAGCGCCGTAGCCAATGTGACACAGGGAGTGGACGGAGCGTCCAATCGCTTGTCGCCCATGTCCGCAACCTGTATGGCTCCGTTCCGCAGCGGATTTCCTATGCCGCCCGTAGCTCCGAGGAAAGGTATGGTGCCGTCGTATTTGTAGACCGCGGCGTTGATGGCTTGAACACCATCGTAATGCTCATTCCCCCCGTCGTGGTGAAACCATCGGAGCCGAGTCTTCTCCAACATGCCCACGAGGATGCCGTAGGTGACGGGATCGGCTTCGTAGGAAGTCACATCGCACCCATTCAGCGCCCAGAAAGCCGTGAGGATGCCGACGTTCGCGCCGATGTCCATTACTTTGGCCCCGGCGAACGGCTTGAAGCCTATGTATTCTCCGAGCAGCAAAGTCTCAACCGCATAGTCGTCGTCAAAAACGTCATGGTCGTGAGTGAACTCAGGATGTTCCCTCCTCATGCGAGACCAAACGTAATCGTGATGCAACTTATTGTTTGACATAGTTCTCCTTACCAGAGGCGTACTTCTTCGCCATTCAGAACCCGGTTGCCGATCTCCACAGACAGGTAGGCGTCGGCTGTGAAATTTTCCCCGCACAATCGGATGCGTGCTGCGCGTTCGGGATGCAACGCACACTCCGCATCGCAGCGGTCAATCCATTCCAATGCCCATGCCGCTTGCGCAGCACGCATGGCGACATGCTCTTCCCTGTCATGCGGCGCTGCGGATGCTGCTTTGTACCGCGCCACGCTGGAAGCGTTGATGTCGCCATGGTCATCTTGCAAGTAGGCTTGTGCCCAGCTTTGCCAATCGCCGTTTGCAAACAAAGGCACGGCGGCTTGGACGAGCTTCCTTACCTCATCGTAGCTTACTGATTCATACGTGGGTATAGGAAGATTGGCAACAGGCGGCATGGCGTGCCATGATATTTCCGAAGTCAATCGGTGAACCAACGCTTCGTTGGATGAGCCTGTGATCGGCTCGTAGGCTCCGCCCGTGGGCTCGTGCCACTGGTGGGCGGCCACGACGCTCGGGATATAGACGAGGGATGTTTTCTTCAGCATGAGCCAAGTGAAGTAGTTGTCCTCGAATCCGTACCCAAAGAACCGCTCCTCGAATCCACCCATCTCCAGCACTGTCTGCCGCATCATGGCGCGAGGGCTTCCGCCCGCCGAGTTGGGGCAATATGTGGGATGCGTGAACCACCGCTCAAATGCGCCCCACCTATCCAGCGATTTTACCATGCCCGCTGCAACCATTTTATCGGGAGAATTTCCTAGCCGCTGAACCCATAAAGAACCGATCAAGTTGCTCACAGCATCTTTGTTCTCATACATCATCTCCGCATCTTGCAGTATAATGACAGGCGTTTGCGCCGCCCTGATGCCGATGTTGCGGATCAACGAAATGCTTTGGAACGTAGGCCACTCGTCGGCTCGTTCATGGTGGATGTAGATGGCTCCCCATTTGCGGGCAATCTCTTCCGTCCGACCATCGTTGCCGTCTTCAACAACAATGGTATCCACGTCGGTGTAGTCCTGCGCCGCTATGCTTTCCAGCGTCCGGTCAAGCTGCCTCGCCCGGTTGTAGCAGCATAGAATGATGGTGGCATCAGACATAAACCCAGTGCTCCTCGTGGTCTTTCCCGAGGAACGTTCCCCGGTAGCCATATTGCTTCAGGTAGTTGTGCACGCCCTCTTCCGGAGGAAGGAGTTTGGTAGTCTCCCGCAAGGTGATTGGGTGGATGCTGACCCAGATCATGGGACGATACCTGCGCAAAGTCTGTGTGGCCGACTGGAGCACGATGAGGGCCGCTCCCTCGACATCCACGTTGATTGCGTCCGGCGCTCCGCAAAGCGCAACAAGATTATCCAGCGTGATGCAAGCGGTGTTGTCTTTATTCCCCTGCTCGTCCAGCAACCTGAAGGAGCACACCTCCATCAGCTTACCATAGTCAGGCTCGGTGGGGTATCCATTATGAACCACCGGGGATAAAAACTTCTCGTCGGTTCCCGCAAATCCCATGAATGTCGCTCGCGGGATTCCGCAAGAGTTCTTTTCCAGAGTTGCTTTAATGTTCGGCCAGTTAATCGGATTGGGCTCCACGAGCACCATGTTTTCCGCTCCGCCCACAAAGCGGGTGATGGGAACATCGCACCAGCCCGTGTACGCACCGATCTCGTAGAACAGCATGCCGGGCTTGAGCAGCGATTGCATGGAGAGATAGGTGGATATCTCCCAATGCTCAAGATCGTTCGGGTCTTCAAACGACGGGACAAAAACCCATTGCCCGCCAATCATGCGCCGCGACCACTTTGCTTCATCCAGTTTCGTGAACGTATCCATCAGAACACCTGCTTCTCTTCCCACTTGGTAACCAACGGAGCCCCGGTCTCGTCCTTGCCCCTGCCGTCCGTATGGCTTACTCTCTTCAGCGTGCCCGGAGGATCGTACATGAAAACCTTGTTGTCCTCCCAAGGCGTGTCGAGGTTGATCCCATACAGCCTGTCCTCGATGAAGCACCTGCAATAGGAGGTGAACTTCTCCGCCAGTTGCTTTCTGTACCAATCCGTATAGGCAAGGTGTGGCTGAGCCCAGAAGACTTTCATCTTGCGCAACGGAATGCCATTGATCTCCGTGTGCTCAAGGAACAAATGGGCGTGCTCCGGGTGGATGGCGGCGTCTTGGTGCAGCCTGATCACATCCGCCTGCCGCTCCAGTATGGTCTGCGCCATGGCGTCCCAAGGTATGGGCTCAAGCAGCAGCCAGTCGCTCTCCAAAAACAACACCAAAGGCGTTGTCACTTGTTTGAGTGCCTCTCGAAGCATTGATGCTTGGTGATTGAACGTGGCGAACTCAACCCTATGTACTGGTCCAGCCCATGGCGGGAACACAAGACGCCGCTTGAACTCCTCGTAAGCTTCTTTGCGGTCAGCCTGCTCCACTCTCACACCGTCGAACATTAAATAGATCGGTGCGCTAAAAAGATGGCTCCGTGCCGAAGCTATTGTCCAATCCAACACATGAGTCAGCGGGTGAGATGGTATAACTGATACTGGAATCATGATGGAGATGTCGTCACGGTAGCTCATTAGATTTCCCCTCTGTGCTTGAGTTGTAGCTTTTTATGCTGATGATTCATGCACATGGTTTGGAAACCCGCCGGGTAACCATCGTTCATAAGTTTCCTATAGAGATTCTTACCACTTGGAAATCCCGACTTGCGTTGCTGCGCACCATCGTTGTTAATGTGGTCTAAAGAAAGCATGTCTAAATCAGTGACCATACAGCCTTCCCAAGAACATCGAACTTCTTTGTTGGGGCCATAGTGAGTGAACACTTTTACCTTAATCCCCAATGCCCACAGTCGTTGTGTTTCTGCATTCTCTTTGGGGCGGTCTTTTCTCCACGTCCTGCTTTTGGATAGTGAATATCCCCTATTTTTGGTATACCATTTTGCGTTGCTTTCCCTATGCCCCAAGTTTAAGCTCCTCCAAATCCGCCCGGAAAATTTTTTGCATTTTTGCTTTAGCTCCTACCCACCAACCGAAGCATTTGATCTGATTCTCGGGCCACAACGCAAGCTGCTGGGCGATTACATCGCCGATTGTGCTCCAGTCCGTGATCTGCGGCAGGGGGAAATCGTTCCCGAACAAAGTCTCCCAGTAACCCATGGGGAACCTATCGCTCACGGTGCGGCTGTCAACGATGGGCACGCAGCCAAGCTCCAGCGCCTCGTAGACCCGGAAGCTGTCCGGGTTCATGGGTCCGCTGGGACAGGGGGCTATTTTAGCCTCGGCGAGCTTTTGGAGGTATTCGGCGTGCGGCAACCCCTGCGTGAAGCCGTTAGAACCATACAGGAAGCCATTGGGAAGCCCGCTGAGGGCATCATGACAATCCCTGCGCCTCTGGTGCGTGACCTGTCCCAAGAACGCCCAGTCGAGCGTCTTGGGGGGAATACCGATGGGGAGGCCCGGCGTAGGCCCGTTAGGGAGGCGGCGGTACTCGGGGTCGAGCCCCGGCACGGGCATTTGCACCCATATCCGCATGTTCGGATGCTTGAGGGCACCGGGCACGAACAGCATATCCTCGTTCCCCGTCCAGAACACAACCGCCCACTTCAGGCGGCTCAGGCGGCGGTTGATCTCGTCGATCTCGTCCTTGGCCCAGCGGGCGCACAGCACCACGACAGCGCCATCGTCTTCAAGCTTGTCAAACGAATCCACATACTTCGTGTCCGCATCGAAAAACAGGTTCAGGATCGTGTGATCCCAGTAGCCCCGAGCGTTGTACCAGATGACTGTCATGACAGACTCCTGTAAGCCGCTAAACCCATAACAAGTCCAACATTGTCTTTTAGTAATCCAAGTGCGTGATTGCAGGGACCGCATAAAACACCACGTTTTTGTCCCGTCTCATGGTTGTGATCTTGATGCCCAGAAGTAATATCAATGGGTTTCAAACAAGCTTGGTTGGCGCACTTATAGTCCTGCGCCTCAAGTCTGGCGATCTTATTTTCTATGGGCTCTCCTTGTGTGTACTTGTAGCGGTAAGCTATGTAAAATTCTGGATGGGCGTCATGCCACTCTTTTGCTCGCTCGTTGTCTTTTTTTCTATTTTTTTCTCTGTTTGCTAGGTAACTTTTTCTGTTGGAAATTCTTCGTTTTTCTTTGTCTTTATACGGCATCAGCTTAACCCCGCGATTTTCAAAATTTGCCGGGCACGGTGGGTATAGGTATCGTGGTTCTTGACATGCTCGTGGCATGCTCTGCGAATCAGTTCCCGTTCCTGTTCATGCTCCAAGTAGTAGTCTATTTTCTCGATCATGTCCCCGGCATCGCAGGGCTTGAATGTAGCCAGCGGAATGCACACGCCTTCAACCTGCGGGGCCAGCAAGAATCCCCCACGGCCACAAGTTTCCGGCCAACGGTCTGATATATAATACGGCTTACCGGCGAAGCAACAATCTGCGACCAGCACCTTTACGGATGCATACAGATCATTCAAATCCCGCCCCCTGATTCCATTGAACTGGCGGAACCTGTTTCCATAGGCATCCTGAAGAGCGCGGATCATTTCTCCCCGCCACGGCCATTCCGCATGATAGCCCGGCCCGGCCCCGCAAAATCCCACATCGACTTTGAAATCCTCTCTTGATTTGCCTTCGTAGCAGTCCCGAGCCACGACTCCGGGCATCATTGGAACGTGGTTCACGCCGCGATCTCGGAACTTTTCCTGAGAAGACCCATCGGCGGTTATCACATAATCCGTCTTCCAGTATGCGCTTTTCCCCACCGATGCGTCCCGACCATCGCTTATGTTTAGCCCAAAATACAAATCCAAATGGGGGGAGACGGTGACAATGCCAGCGGCACGCAATCCAGTTATCAGGTCTTCGGGAGACATTTCTCCGGGAGAAACGAATCCATGGGAGTGCACATAGCAAAAAAGATCAACTTTGGCGTTTTTGCAGGCGTCCAACACATCTTCGGCTCTTTCTGTATTCTCTTGAAACTTCAATACCCTATGGCCGAGTGATTCAAACGACCATGCCCAATCTTGCTCCGTACACCACGGCACTACAAAGTTTCCCAGTATGGCGATGACGGGCTTCTCCACGGCATGGCGCATGCGGGTCAGGTGCGGCAGGAACAGCCGCCCAAATTCCTCGTTGCCCCGCTCGAACTCCTCGCAAGCCAATTTGGAAAAGCCGAGTATGTCGTCAACTTCCACTTCCGCTGCTGCATTACAGGCTTCCCTGATGTCCGCCGGGTTGACTTCATACAGCGTCGCATTGTTGCAGGGAGCCGAGCCGCAGCTTGGAACAAAGAACGCCGTCTTGATTTCATTCATCGGCGGGGCATCCGTGGTGATGAGCAAAGCGCCAACGCTCAACGCCTCGTGAATCGCATGCCCATAGCCTTCCGTGGCGCTGGGCATCAAGTGGAACATGGACTCGTTCTGGAGCCGCTTGATCTCGGTATCATCCAGCCGCTTGTTGCGCGTGACGCCGGGCGTGTCCTCGTGCTTGTAGTCGGCATTGCGACTCACAATAATCAGCGGCAGGTCTTCGGGAACGCCTTCCCAATAACGGCAGGAGCGCCACGCCTCCAGCACTTGGCTGGTGTTGCGGCATGCGCCATTGCCTCCGATGTGGAGGAACTGCCGCTTGCGGGGCACCAAGCAGTCCATGCGGTCTTCGGCCATGAAGCCCACGTAATGCACATTCGTGAATTTCTTGGACAGGGAATCGTATGCTGCGTGTGTCTTGGCGAAGACCTTCTCGATGTGCTTGCGCATGATGCGCTCGTCTTGAGGCCTCAACCACTCGGGATTGGGAAAATACCACAGCCTTTTGCTCAGGCCCAGCAAACCTTCCACCATTGTCTCAAGGAAGATGCAGAGGTCATACTCGCCCTTGTGGTCGGATAGCCAATGCACGCCCGTAACATCATGCCCGCGGCGTTCAAGGAACGCCTTCAGAAGCTCGTAATCCTTCTGGAGCCCCACACCATTATCAATGTTGCTGACAATGGCTATCTTCATTTAATTCACCGAAGGATCGCCGGGCAGCGGAGCGACTGTGTTCCGGGGTTTGGGAATTTCGATGGGCTCCGGGTTTTGGGCCTGCTGCGCCCTCACAGCTTCATCGTTCACAGCGCGGGCTGCGTTCGCCTCGTCGATAGCCTTGGCGCACCACGCCTTGAACTCCTCGGTAGGATTCCCGGCTGCATCGAAGCCGCCGCACTTCTCCATGCAAAAGCGCAAGTGCAGCGCGAGGTTATCCACGATCTCGCTAAGCTGGTTGAACGCCGTGCCCGCCTGCGTCACGATGCCCCGGACCTCGTTGAATGCCCTGATGAGGTCGTTCATCCGTTCGACGCGCTGCTTCTCGTCCTTCCCCATCTGCGCCCCGATCTGCCCAAGCACTTGCTTGAACTCCTCGGGCGTCACATACGGATACCTGAAGTTGCCGCCGTTATTTGTGCTCATTCTGTTTCTCCTTTTTATGCACCTCGGGCAAAGGCCGTGGGCGCTTGATGTGGTAGCGGCATGCCGGGATGCCAAGGGCTTCGCCCGATGCGCTGAAATAGCACGGTGTTCCCCGGTAGGTGTAATGCCCGCATGGAACCTTCGGTCCCGCGATTTTCTGTTTTTTGGGAAACAGTTCGTTCAGGATTTTCTGTTCGGGGGTCATGGTTTAGTGCTCCTTAAAATCCGCCCCCGCCGATCCGGTTGCCGAAAAACGGCGGGGACTTTTTCCCGCTTGCACTCAGCGGGCTCGCATGCGCTCCCAACCTTGAGGCAAAATGGCGCATGCCAGTTACCAAAATCTCGGGCGGCACTTTTGGGAGTGATCCGCCCGTAATGCGGATGGGTGTATATGCCGGTCAGTTCAGCATCATCCGCAAAATCAAAACTTTTTACCAAATGTCCGATGCCAAATCTTTTGAAGGCGTTCCTGCTCCGGGGTCAACGGCACTTCCATAACCCGCTTGTATTCGTCCCGCACACGGAGGTCCTTCTGATCCACCGAATCGTCCGTGCCTAACGTATTGGCCGCAAAAAATACTTTGATTTTCATGTGCCTCCTACTTGATACTGACTTCCGCTTCGATCTTGTATCCATGGCAGAGCCATTTCACAGCCCGGCGCAAGAGAACGAGCTTCTGCGCATCCGAAGCGCCGCGCATGAGGGAGTTGAACTTCTCCCAATAGTTGATGCGGACCCGGCTGGGCTGGCTTTGGTAATTCGACAGCGGATGCTGTTTGCCGAAGCGCACCGTCTTACCTCCAGCCAATGCCATGTAACTGTAAGCCATGCAGGCGTTGAGATGGCAGGAATCGAGGAACTTCGAGAAACTCCCGCCTTTTTGGCCACGCAAAATAACGCCATCGGCATTGCGCACCGTAAGCAGCTTGCGGGCGGCAAGCAAGGCCTTCCCGACTTTGATCCGCAATGCCAGCGAACGGCGTTCCTGCGTATGCAATTCCGCCACCAAGGCGATTACTTCGTTCTTAAGTTGTTGCAAGTTCTTCATGCGTTTCTCCTAAAATTCTCGGGGCCGGTTCCGCATCTCTGCGGATAAGAGGGAACCGTGTGCACGGCTCAGATAGGACCGGCCCCGAAACTCCTACATTCTGGACTGATGCACTGGGGACAAACCGCCCAGTAGTTGTAACAGTCTCCGTGCTCATAATAGACATCCCGCAAGTTGCGGCATGGGACGTGGCAGGTATCGCATCGGGGAAGCGTGCCTTGGCTGTAGTTGCGTTGTTGCAACGCTTCCTTAAGCGGGAACCTCATCCACCGTAGATCGTCGTAGTTTTCGACATCCTGCTGGAAATAGGCGTTGATGATCTGCTCTTCAATGGCACTCAACTCCAGTTCCGTCTGGCGTTTGGTCATGCGTCCTATTTTCGGCATTATCAGTCTCCTGACTAGGAGGCCGGTATTGAAAGTTTGTTTGCAAGTTATCAAACCCATAAAACTTTCATGGTGAAAGTTTGTTTGTAAGTTTCCCGTCTATCGTTGTATTGAATAGCGAAGGAGAAAAAATGCCAGTAATTAAAACCCCAAGGATGGGCCTTGATCGCATCGAAAAGCTTTTACGGGATGGACTGAGGCTAACGGAAGTGAGCAAACTCAGCGGGTATCCCGTTCCCACCATCAGCTTTTTTGCGAAGGCATGGAAAATACCGATGAAGATGGGCCGACCGAAGAAGGCCGAATAATGGACAGCTTCCTCGAACGGGCGCTCCCGCTGGTCAAGCGGGGCTTAAGCGTATTTCCCATCGCCTCCGCAGTGAAAGGCGACGGCACAAGCGGCAAGAATCCGCTCACCGAAAACGGCGTGGACGACGCCACCACCAACCGCCTGATCCTCATCGAGTGGAACCGGCAGTGGCCTACGGCGAATGTGGGATGCGCGGCGAATGGCGTGGGGTTTCTGGACGACGATCGCGGCGATCTAAAAGAATGTTACGAATCCGAAACGGGGAAACTCTTCCCCCCTGCGTTCACAGTGCGGACGAGCATTTGCGAAGCGACCGGGCTTCAGAAGAAACACTACTATTATGGCTCCGACGAGACAACCATACTGCTGGGCAACCGCAAGGCCGCCATTGGTGATGAGGAGCGATTCTCGTTCCGCGAACATGGGTATTATGTCGTGGGGCCGGGCTCCGTGCATTGGACAGGCACGGTGTACGCCGCCGAAGATATGAAAGCGCCATTTGGGAAAATGGACAAGGAGTTCGCCCTGTGGTTGGAAAAGAACTCCAGCGGGCCTAAAGCCATCAGGTCGAAAGGACTGGGCCCAACGGCGCATGAAAATTGGAAGCCCGGCGAATGGCTGACATTTTACGAGGATATCTTTACTTGCCAGCAAGACGGCGATTGGTGGGTCAGCAGCATTTGCCCCGCGACTTATGAAGGTCCGGGTACGGGGCGGAAACACGAGCACAGCCAGAAGACGGGATTCAGGTTTGATGGCCGGACGCCGGAGTTCCACTGTTTCGCAGGCGGCTGCATCGGCTCGATGATGACCTTCGGGCAACTGGTCAAACATCTTAACCAGTATCATGAGCCATATCCCGGCAAGATTTGGGTCGAAGAGTCCATCGATAAAATACTTGAAGCTTTCGATGTAATGCCCGCCGAGTCGCTCGAAACGGAAGCGGTTCCAGAGCAGCCCATCGAACCGGGGGGCAAGCATTGGAGGAATCAAGCGGATACCGGAGGATTCACCACCATACGGCTGGATGAGGTGAAAGAACGCCCGGTGGATTGGTTGTGGAAAGGCCGTCTACCCCGTGGATGCGGACTCGTGGTCAGTGGCGCGGTCGGCACCAACAAAAGCATGTTCGGCACCGATATCGCCGCCCGCATGAGCCGGGGCAGGGATTGGCCGGATGGACAGAAGAATACAATGGGGATGAGGGAGACATTGATCGCCGCAACGGAAGACGACCTTGAAACTACGATCAAGCCCCGCCTTATGGCTGCGGACGCGGATTGCTCTAAAATCCACTTCCTGAAAAATGCTTTCGACAAAGACGATAGCGGCAACTACCGTAGCCGGGAACTGAACATAACCGAGGACATCTATAGACTGAGGGAGTACCTACAGGCTAACCCACAAATTTTGCTCGTCATCCTTGATCCATTGACTGGATTTTTCGGGGGCATCGACGGGAACGACAACAAGAGAATACGCCCGATGATGCAGGCAATCGCCAAGGTTTGCCGCATGACAGGGGTGGCATTCATCCTTCTCATCCATGAGAACAAGCGGGGAGACGCCAATGCCGTGGATAAGATTCTCGGGGCTGGCTCGGTTAGCCAAGTGGTGAGGGCTGGAATTAGGATCAGCAAGGACCCCAAGGCAAAGCCGGATGGCCGTATCATGGCGAACATCAAGAGCAGTTTGAGCCGTGAGCCCGGAGGCATGAGATTCAGCATCGGGAGCAAGGATGTCGAAGCATACGACGGAAGGATGTTGGAAGAGATCGGCTATATTGAGTGGGGTGAGAAACACGATCTCAGTGCGGATGATGTTATGGATGAGGAACGGGCTGCCAAGAAAGAAGGCGGATTCGACTCGAAGCTTGAAGCGGCAAAAGCGTTCCTGCGGATCAGGTTCAGCCAGAATTGGGAGTACAAGTGCGACAAGCTTTATGCCGAAGCCGAGTCCCCGGCTAATGGGAGCATAAGTGTCGATACCTTGAAGCGGGCCCGGAAGAAGCTCATCACGGACAAGGAAATGGACATAGAGTTTGATGACCGTCGCCGGATGGCGGATGGTGGTTGGGAAATGGGGGGATGGTGGTGGGTATGCCGAGATACGAAAGCACGGTTGGCGGGTGAGGAAGCCTGCAAATTGATCGAGGCAATATAGGAGTGCCGTGCAAGAATATGTGAGTGTGTAGTGAGAGTTTGCACGGCACTCTGCACGGGACTCTAAGTAATGCCTGTCTAAGTGTATTTTTTAATATCTATCTATCACATAGAGTGCCGTGCAGAGTGCTACGCAGAGTGCCGTGCAAGAGTGCCGTGCAAGATGCACACACACCCTTAGATAATTATTTTAATGGTCGAGGAAGAGTCTAAAATTGAAGATACGGGGGTATGCGAGATTGATATCCTTGAGGAGATATAATAGATGATTTGGATGAAATCGAGAATTTGATCGAAGCAGCGGATTTGACTGAGGACCAACGCCGACCGTTGCGTTGGGCTGTGCATAAGGCCCGTGAGCTTGGCGAACCCGTTATGGATTTGGATTTTGATGATCACCCGGCGCGTGCTGACGAAGAGCTTGATGAGTTGTAGTGCCCCGGCACACCCTGATCCAGCCCCAAAGGAAGAACCAGAAATACATCCAACCCAAGAGGAAATTCATGGTTGGGCCTTCTTACTTAAAAGCATAACGCAGTCGATCACAATGAGTGCGATGAACAACATGAGCGACATATGCCACAGCCGCTCGGTAGACCAGCAGGCGATTTGGTGAATCAACATAAGAAGGTTGGTCATACCCTATTGTGGTATCAACGTTGGGGGTTTGTCAAGAACTAATTTGCATTGGCCCCCGTATATGGCTACCCGCGAGAAATATCCGTATACGGAGTTCCTTTACTGAGGAGCATTTAACGCATGAGCGATAATCCCATTATAGATGGAATAATCGAAGCTGAGGCCCAGCCCGATACTGGGCGTGACCCCGTGACCGGGCGCTGGTTGCCCGCCAACCGCAGCGCCAGTCCCGGTCGCAAGGCTCAAGCCTATTTAGCCAAGAAATTAGACGAAATCCTACCCGGCAAGGACAAGTCCGCGCACGCAGCTATGGTAGACAACATGATCGCCATCGCCATCGACGATAATCCCCGGACCCGCAAGGAAGCTATATGGGCGTACAGGGCGCTCGCAGAGCGAGCTTACGGCGTTCCGCTCAAGGATCAGGAAGAACTCGACGCCATGCGGGCGCAAGGCGTCCAGATACAGATCGTGCAGCTACCAGCGCTCCCGGCTCCACCGCCCGCAGCCAATGCACGCCTGCTGAAGCCCGAGTTCGACGACTAGGACTCCCAGACCATTATCTTCGTTCTGTGGGCTCCTGTGTGCGTCCGGGAGCCATTGTAGTCGCCCATGGCGATCACAATGAACCCATGCCCAGCCAGCGCCGTGTGCTGGTTAACATAATAGCCGTTATAGGACACGAGGCTGAAGCTTAAGTCCTGCATCATGAGCGCATTAGCTTGTGTGTTGGCACACTGGTCAACGGACTAGAACTCACAGTACGGAGAACACGGGGCGAAGATCAAGGACATTGCGTAGCAATGCACGCCGACTCAGGCCCGCCTCCATGCCCGCTAGTCAGGGGTATGACTACCCAGCGGCTCTCATCCATCGGCAGTATGGCACACCGTCTTAGGGTCTCTTTCCGGCTATGTTTGACCCCCCATACCCCTAAATTCGGCGGCGGCGTAGGGTCGCGGGGCGCACACAAACGTGTTTTTCCACTTTCCTTTACGCAAAAATTTATCAACTTTCAATGTCTTGGTTATATGCCAAGAACAGGTCGTCCACGGTTATCATTTTGCAAGCGGGGGCACGATACCTCAAATCGTGATTCTCGAACTGTGAATAATGGCTGCAAACGATGCGCTTCTGAGAGAAGCAAAGAGATCAAGTCATGGAGGGGTATGACCAGAAAAGAGTACAACAAAGCATATAGGGAATCTCCTGCCGGGAAAGCCGTTCAATGGAAACACGCTTTGGCTCGTGTTGGATGGACACCCAAGGCATGGGAAGTCGCCATGGAGAAACAGAATCGTGTTTGCGCCTTGTGCGGAAGGCCCTTCACTGAAGATAATCCCCCTGTTGCCGACCACGATCATGAAACGGATAAGCCGAGGGGAATCCTGCACAGGTCTTGCAATACGGGGATAGGACAACTTGGGGATGATCCCAAACTTGTTCGCCTTGCGCTCATCTACCTTGAGGTATGGTCGTGAAGCGTCCAAATTATATTTCCGAAGACGGAATCATGCTCGACATCAGCAAGAAGTGGATTCCCACGGAGAAGCAAGCCCAGATCGCCTTGCTCACAGCAACGCAGCGCCTCTTGGTCGGTGGAATCCGCAGCGGCAAGACTGCGGGGGCGATCATGAATGATCTCCAGTACGGCTTGCTCCGCTATCCGAAGTCCAATGCCTTGTGTCTCAGGAAGACGTTTCCCGAGCTTAAAGCCGGACCCATCGAGGATTTCCGCGAGCACTGTCCCCCCGAACTGTATTCCTATCACGAGACCAACCACGTCGCCACGTTCATCAACGGGTCTAGGCTGGTCTTCGGGCACTGCAAAAATGGCAAGGAGGAGGACGTGCAGCAGTATCTTGGTACGGCTTACCCCTTCATCGTGCCGGACGAATGCGCCCAGTTCAGCCCCGAGGCATGGATGCTCTTGGTTAGCCGCAATACCGTGAATCCCGAGTGCATGTCGGATGTTACCCAGCCTTGCGGCGGATGCGGAGACCCCGCCAAGTGCGGCTATCCGTGTATGCCCGTTCCCCACATCACCGGATGCACCAACCCCTTCGGGGACTATTGGCCGTGGTACCGTGCCACGTTCCGTGAGAAGAAGCCCTTTGAAGAGCCCGAGGGTGCGAAGCGGGACAAGCACGGAAGGTATTGGGTCTTGAGCGACTATGCGGAGCCCCGGCTCGTCTACAATCCCGATGACTATGCATTGATCCACAGCACTGTTCTTGACAACCCCCACGCCCTGAAGCGCGACCCCGGCATCATCGACCGCTTGAACAAGATGCCGCCTCATCTCCGGGACTTGTATCTCTTGGGATATATGGAGGGAGGCACGGGGCAGTATTTCTCCGGGGCTTTCTCCCGCGATGCCAACGTCATCGACCTGAAGTCCGATCCCGACGCCATCATCTGGGAGCCGTGGCAGCCCGTGTTCGGCGGATGGGACTGGGCTATCGGCAGCCATTGGAACGCATTGTATTTTTTCACTTTGGCGCAGGTCAGGACGAAGATCGTCGGGCGGGATGGCGAGTTCGGCTACGAGTACCGCCGGAAGATCGTGTGCTTCAGGGAGTACGTGGTCAAGGACAAGATGGCCCGCGAGATGGCCCAGATCGTGGCGGACAGCCTGAAATATCCCGACGGGACTCGGGTGGAAAAAATCCACATGATAGCCTTCTCGCATGAGAAGTTCAGCCGTCAGGTGGAGGAGCATTCCCCCGCTGATGTGGTGAGCATGGAGATGGTCGGGAGGGGCTTGTGCCCGGTCAGCAGGGGAACGACCAACAGGATCGGTCGTGCCACGCTCATGTACCAGAAGCTTGCCCACAAGGAACTAGTGGTACTCAGCACATGTCCCGCCATCATCGACGCCATACCGAACCTTATGGCGGACGAAGCTACTCCGCTCGATGTCAGCAAGCCCGATGGGCCGAGCAAGAACGACGACTGCTACGACGCCTTCAGCTTGGGGCTGTACGGATACTTCAATCCCAGCGAGAAGCCCGGAGAGATGCGGGAGCAGGAACGTCTGGATCGCATGGACCCGGTGACCCGGCATTTCGCCAAGTGGGGCAACACCATTCGGCAGCAGAAGCGGCAGGAAGCTCCCCGGCATCGACCGCTGTGGATGGATCGGATGAAGGAGAAATAACATGGACAGAAAGCCAGTGGAAGTTGCTTACAGCGACCGGGTATACCTAAGGCATTGGGATGGTCGGATGGAGGTTCTGTACTATCTTCCCGGCCATTGGTTTGCTAAGAAGAAGCAGCGCAAGGAGAAATGATGGATCACCCGCATCCGGACAAGCGCCATGTTATGGTCTGCTACCGCCAACATATCCTTGCAGCGAAACGCAAGTTTGGCACGGCTCGGAGTCTCGTGCACTATAGCGACTTCATCCAGTCATACTTGACTGCAAAACGATTAGTATTGAAGGGGGAGAAATAGATGAAAAAAGGTACAAGAATACCAGTGCCGTTGCCGGATGGAACATGGTCGTGCAGTTATCAATCGTGCCCCAACGGATGTGACTTTCCAGATGAGGTGCTGCGCCCCATAGGTGACAGGTTCGCTTGTCCGGTATGTGGGTTTTGGCTTGTGGAGGAGAGAGAAGATGTTCAATTACGAAAAACTCGCAGTAGCTAAAGCGGAAGCGCAGGCGGCGAAAGCCGCATTGGCGTTGGCAAAGGAACTCTATGAGCGGCTGTTGGCAGGAGAGACCGCCGAGATAGCACGCCTGCGCGAGGAGGTTGGCAACCAGCATGGCAAGATATCCCTCATGGAGACGATACTGATGCCGCTGAGTTCCAATGCGGGCGCGGCGTACCAAGAACTCCTGAACCCCCCGAAAAAGCAAATTCGCAAGGCTATAGTAGAGCCGCCGATGAGCGATTGGCAGCGATACAAGGTTGCCAAGGAAAAAGAGCTTGAGGCGGAATACCTGTCGGAGGAGCCCCATGCCATCAGTCAGCAAGAAACAACGTAAATTTTTCGGGTGGCTGGAACACGCCCCGGAAGCCGCAGCCAAGCGGAAGGAAGTCGGCATGACGCATCAAGAGATGCACGATTATGCCAGCACCCCGGAGAAAGGCCTTCCGATGCGCAAGAGGAAAAAATAATGAGCGACGAGAAGAAAGACAAGAAACCCAGCAAGGCTCAGGCGAAGCTAAAAATTAAAGGGACTCCAGACCAAGGAGCCGTCAAGAAGCTTGCGTTCGGATGGACGAAGAAGGAAAACTAAATGCCCGAATATCAGGAAGAAGTTCTGCCGACGAACACGGAAGACGTTTCTCCGGAAGACGAATATACCGAAGAGCCCGAGGAAGAGGAAGAGGATTTCGTCACGAAGCATGACCTCGGCGTCTATGGCCCGTGGTGGGCATCCCCCGAAAAAACTTACCTGAAAGAGGACTTGGACGCGGATGTCCTGAAGGCCTTGATCGGATTGCGGCAGCTTGCATCCAGATCGGACATAGCGGCGCGCAGGTTCGAGGTGGAGCAGACTTGGGAAGTGAAGCTCTTCGACCGCGGCTACCAGCATCTTACGGGACGCAAGGGCGGCGGCTTCGATTTGCCGGGCGAGGATACCCGCTGGGGGCCTACGGCTCAGATCAACCGATCCAATCTGTTGAATTGCAATATCCTGAGCAAGTCGAAGGATATCCTCGTCGGCGCATTGTGCAGGGAAACCCCGCGAGTCCAGTTCATGCCCAGTTGCCCCGACAACAATCCCGAAGTCACTGCGGCGCAGACGGCCGACAAGTTCAAGTACGTGTACCAGCGCAACAACAAGCTCAGGGACTTGATGCGGGATGTGGCGGACAAGTTCTGCACCGACGACCGCGTTGTGACGCTGACAGCCTACTGGCTGGACGGCACGAATTACGGATTCGAGGAAGAAGAGGAAGAGCCCGTATCTCCCGAGACCATGACGACCGCCTTGGGAACGGAGACCGAGGAAACGCAGGAATTGGGCCAGCCGCAGGAAGATGAAAATGAAGAGACCGAGAATCAGGAGCCGGAAGCAGCGGCTCCACAGGCTGAAGAGCCTGAAGCCGTTGAGCCCACAGCCAAGAAACGCACGCCTAAGGGCATGGAGCTTAGCAAGCTGTATGACAAGTTGAGCGCCAAGGTTCCCATTACATCCAAAGACAGAGGCACGATGCCGTGGGTTCAGCTATTCGACGACTTGGACGAAGCTTTCGTGAAGGGGATGTTCCCGTTCGCCAAGGACAGGATCAAGCCCGAGGGAACGGACTCCGCGGAAATCGAGCTTGACCGCATTGCCCGCATGAACACCAATCTGGCAATTCAGGGCAAGTACGTCACGGGCGATTCCTTGCAAAGGTTGTGCACTGTATGCTACACGCTCATGCGCCCCAGCCTTTTCTACGCCAGCGAGGTGAACTCGGATACGAAGGACAAGCTTTGTGAATTATTCCCGGATGGCGTCCTCGTCGCCGTGGCGGGCTCGGAGTTCATGTTCGCCCGCAACTGCGTTTTCAACGACCACATCGCGATCGCGCATGCATTGCCGGGCAACGGTCAGAACCGCCGCGCATTGCTTACCAACATCATGCCTATCCAGAAGCGTCTGAACGACTGGATGGACCTCATGGGCGATTTCTTCGTCCGCACCGTCCCTAAGCGTTACTACGACCAAATCGCATTCGACATCGAACTGATCCAGAGCCAAGACAATACTCCGGGCGGCAGCATCCCGTTCATCGCACGTCCCGGCGTCGCATTCTCCCAGTTGATGGGAACCGATCCCGCCGTGCAGAGCCAACCAGCCATGTCGGAGTTCATCAAATGGTTCGAGGGCGAACTTAACGACGATATCAGCGGCGCTCTCGCATCCTTGTATGGTGGGGCGGTTGATCAGAACACAGTTGGCGGCGCAGAAATACAGCGCAACCAAGCGTTGGGGCGGCTCAATGCAAGTTGGAATGCCATTCAGGAATTGTTCGCGGAATGCCACAGGCAGGCGGTGAAATGCGCCGCGGCGAACCGCAAGAAGGACATCGACGACAGCGTTCCGGGTGTCGGCAGGGTAACTGTCGAAATCGCCAAGATGAAAGGCAATGTGCTTTGCTTCCCGGAATACGACGCATCTTTCCCCGAGGACAGCGACCAGAAGCTCCAGCGGTACGACGAGCTTTGGAAGAGCGCCCCGGAGAATCCGCTCAGCATGGCATTGCTGCAATCCCCCAAGAATATGAAGGTCGCCAAGGATGTGCTGAGATTCCAAGACCTCAAGATACCCGGCGCTGCGGAATACGAGAAGCAACAAGGCGAGTTCGAGATACTCATCAAGACAGGTCCGGTTCCGAATCCTGAGATCGTGAAACTGAAAGAGCAGATCGTAAAACATCACATGCAGCTTAATGCCGCCACCGAGGGCATGAAGCAGGCGCATCTGCAAGGTTCTCTCGACCCGAGCGA